TGCCCCGCATCGACGAGTTCATGGTGCGCTACCTGCGCACCGAGGACTCCGCGTATGCCTGCACCTTGGGTCGCTATTTGTGGACCGCGCTGGCGGGGCGGGTGCTGGTTCCCGGTTCGCGAGTCGACATGTCGCCCGTGTTGATCGGCGCCCAGGGGGCAGGCAAGACTCGTGCGGTGGCGGCCATTGCGCCTTGGCCGAGCGCGTTTGCCGAAATCGACCTGTCCCATCGTGATGCCGACCTTGCGCGCAGCGTGCGCGGCGCCTTGGTGGTCGAGCTCGGGGAGCTGCGAGGCCTGCGCACGAAGGACGCGGAGGCGATCAAGTCGTGGCTGTCGAGGACCCGCGACGACTGGGTTGAAAAGTACAAGGAGTTCAAGACCTGCCTGCCGCGGCGGTTCGTGACCATCGGGACAACCAACGAGGACGACTTCCTGGCCGACAGCACCGGGGAAAGGCGTTGGTTGCCGCTGCGCGTCGGCAAGGTCGACGTGGAGGCGATCGAGCGCGACCGAGCCCAGCTCTGGGCCGAAGGCGCGGCCGTCTTCGCGCAGCATGGCGTGGCCTGGCAGGGCGCCGAGGAGCTGGCTCCTGCACAGCACGAGGCCTTCAAGGCCGTCGACCCCTGGGAGGCCGATGTTCTGAGCTGGCTGCTGGCGCCAGTGGCCGACCCTGACGGGAAGATCCCGGCCGGCATCCGGCGGGGAGAGCAGCCGGTGCACCTGCCATCGCTGCTCGGCCATTGCCTGGGCATGGCGGCCCACGTGAAGCACGCCGGGCACACCCGCCGGCTCGCGGCGGTGTTGCGGCGACTTGGCTTCGAGAAGCGGCGCGGCCCGGGCGGCGCGGTCAAGTCGCTCTGGTACGCGGTCCCAGGGGGGCCCTTCAGTCGAGCCGTCGAGGCGGGCGAGGAAGGCGAGGAAGGCGACTTCTGAGCCGACTTCTTCCATGGGTCACGGCGGACGGCGCGACCCATGCCGCGGCGGCCGAACCCCCACCTGCAAGAAACAGCACGAGTTTTTGCCTATCTACGGGTGGGAATTCAAGGGCCCCTCATTCAGGGGGGTCATACCCCCTCGAGGGTCAGTTTGTACAGTTTCGGCTCGCGGCGACCCATCGCATGGGTCCCGGACGCGGGCAAGGGTCGGGGCAATTTTCCCTCTACGCCGTACCCTTATGACCCTTGTGACCCTTACCTACTATAAGGAGGGCTGGATAGAGAGAGATATGTAAGATACCTATAGGTAGCTTACATATACCTTACACGTATATAGGAGGTTAGGAAACACCCATAGGACGGGTCATATGGGTCATGCACTGGCCGGCTCCAGACGCAGAAAAGCCCCCTCCGCGGGGGCCGGCGCGGCCGGTCGCGGAGGGGGCTTCGAGGGGGTTCAGCGGGGTTGCGGCGGGTGCCGGCGCAGCGCTCGAGCGATCGTCGAGGGGTGGACCCCGGCGACGGATCCGGCTTTGTGCCAGGTCCAGCCGTAGACGAGCAGGAAGGCCAGCGCGTTGGTGGTCTTCCTGGCGAGCCGGATCCGGCCGTACTGGGCGCGGAACTCGTCGAGGGTCAGGAGGGGGGCGGCGGTCTTCACGGTCAGACCTCCTTCCAGACATCCTCGGGCGTCACGCAGATGAACTCGGCGTGCACCTTGCGCCCGTCGAGGGGGCCGTGCTCGCGTTCGAACGCGGCGAGCACGGCTGCGTGACGGTCGTGCGGACCGTCCGGCGTGCTGACGAGGAAACAGCGCCACCGACGGGCGTGGGCGTCGTGGACGGTGATGAAGAAGAGGGCTCTCATGTGCGTTCCTTGACGAGCGCGGCCACGGCCGCGGCGAGGGTCTTGTACTGTCGATTCGGGCCGATCACGTACGGCCGGAGGCTGGTGCGCCCCCGGTCGGTGAACTCCTCGAACACGATGTCGGCCTTCGTGCCGGCGGAGACGAGGTCCACGTAGTGGACGATCGAGCCGACGCGCACTCGAAGAGCCGCGGCCGGCCAGGGGCTGGCGAAGGTGAAGCGGGCCATGGTGGTCTCCTACGCCGGCTCGCGGAGCCGTTCGTGCAGGTCCTTGGCACCTGCGAAGAGGGGGTCGCCGCGGGCCTGCGTGCGGTCGCCCTCGGTGGCGTCGATCCAGACGTTGGCCCAGCGGCTGGTGTGGAAGGGGCCCCCGCGCGAAGACGCGAAGTCCAGGGCGCCGATGAGTCGGGCGGCCACGGCAGCCGGTGTCGGCGACTGCTCGGGGCCGGCGAGGGTCAGGATCAGGGTGTAGGTGCGGATGGGCATGTGGGTCTCCAGGGTCAGGGGTAGATGAGCCAGGTCGAGTAGGCCCAGGCCAGGCTGACGCCGATGGCGAGGGCCAGGAGCACGTCGCGGGTCTTCACTTGGTGGCCCGCAGGCGGCAGTAGGTGCCGCTGTCGGGGTAGGCCGTGCCGGCGTAGTTCACTCCGTTCGTACCGACCATGCGGAAGTTCACGCGGCGAGTGCCGAAGCTGTCGCGCCACATGCGACCGCACCAGGTGACGTGACCGAGTTGTCGGCCGGTCCAGTTGATGACGGGCTGGCCGACGACCACATCGTCCACGTAGGCGAAGTAGCGCAAGGGCGGGTTCGTCAGCCACTCGTGGACTTCGAGATCGGCGCGCTCTTCGTTCGTCGGCGGGTTGATGTCCGCCGGGAGTTCTGCCGGGTCGTACCAGTTGCGCTTCTGTGAAGCCATCCACGCGTCGAGCGCGGCGAGGCGTGCACGGATCCCGGCGATGCTGACGGGCGCCCGTATGCGTCCACGGTCGTCAACGCCGGTGGTGTTGAGGGGTTCGTTCATGTTCAGTCCCCGAAGAGGTTGTCGAGCTGCTGACGGATGCCGCGCTTCGTGCGATCGAACATCCACTCCGTGGCGTCGAGGTAGCCGGGCGCCTGCATGCGCCCACAGTAGCCGACGACGATGCGCAGGGACTGCACTTGATCCCAGCGAGGCTCGACAAAGTCCTTCAGGTCTCCCTCGAAGTTGCTGAGCCAGGGCTCGACGACACGGCCGCCCGACTCGATCCAGTCGGGCACTTCGACCACGTGTCCGGGCACATACCAGGTGCCCGACTTCGTCTCGACTTCCCAGTGCCTGTCGCGTTCGGTGATCTCGGGTTCCATGAAGTTGCTCATGACTTTCCTTTCACGGTGTTGTAGTCGGTGAGGAGGCGGCGCGCCTCCGATTCGGAGGGCGCGAGGAATCGCCTGCCGGCGGTGTCCATCGCGACCCACATTTCCCGGGGCTCGTTCCACCCGGGCGGGATGGCGCGCTCCCGTGTTACGCGGTCGAGCGTGGCGGGACGTTTGCGCATGTCAGATCAGCCCGCGTTCCGCGAAGCTGGTGCAGCCCGCGCACGTCACGATCAAATGGTCGAGTACGCGCACGTCAACGAGTGCGAGTGCGGTCTTGAGGGCCTGGGTGAGCATTTCGTCGGCCCTGCTGGGGTCCAGGCCGCCACTCGGGTGGTTGTGGACCAGGATCACGGCGCCCGCGTTCAGTTCGAGGGCCCGCTTGGCGACCTCGCGGGGGTAGACCGAGGTCTGCCCGAGCGTGCCGCGGAACATCTCCTCGAACTCGATCAGCCGGTAGGCTGCGTCGGCGAAGATGACTGCGAACACTTCGTGGTCCCGCTCGGCAAGCTGCAGTTGGGCGAACTGCCGCACCGCTGTCGGCGAGTCGAAGACCGGGCCCTTGCGGACCCGGCCCGCGAGGATGGCGAGCGCGCGTGCGATCACCGCATCTTCATCCTCTCCGGGTGGAGGGGCCTTGTAGATCGGGGGGTCGATGGACTTGACGTTCTTCACGTTGAGTTCTCCTTGTCAGCGGTCGAAAAGGTTGACGTGGATGCTCGCGGTCGCGCGAGTGCAGGCAAGGACCTGCGCCGGGTTCAGGAAGGTCTTGACCTTGTCGGGGTCGAGTCGGCTCTGCGCGACGACAGAGATCGAGCACTTGAAGACCGCGCCCCCGATCGCGTTGAGGCCGCAGTCCTTCAACTCGGCGTTGAGCGCAGCGACCGTTTCCTTCAGCGCGGCGACTTGTTCGCCGACCGCGGTGAGGGGGGCGAGCGAGCCGAGCGATTCGCGAGCAATCGACTTCAGCTCGGCCTTGATCAGTTCGGCCTGGCCTTGCAGTTCGGCAATCTGGGCGTTGAGGGCGCCCAGCGTGTCGACCTGGGCGGCGAGGCGGCGAGAGACGCTGCGGGAGAGGACGGCGGTGTTCATGTAGGGTCTCCTGGGGTTCAGTGCACGATCGCACTCGCATGCCCCCGGGCGGGGGCATAGCGGCTGAGATCAGACCTTGTTCAGCAGCGCCGAGGCGTCGCGCTCGAAGGCCAGGCGGTCACTCTGGTCGGGGATGCTGCGGGCGTATGCCGTGGCACCGGTGACCACGTCCCAGATCGTTTCGATCGGGCGGTGTTCTTCGTCCATGTGGGCATCGGCCACGCGTTGGCCGATGCGGGGGCCGAAGCGCTTCGCGAGGAACTCGTCGAGGATGCCCGGCACGCGTGCTGCGCGGGCCCGCTCGACCGTGTCGAGGATGCCGGCGGTGGAGCTTCCGGCGTACTGCACGAGGGCGGGCATCACTTCCTCGAGGTAGCGGTCGGGCGCGCTCGCGGTGTGACGGATCGCGATCTCCTGCATGCCCTGCACGTCCCAGATGATGTGGTTGCAGCACATGGCATCGAAGAGGAAGGTCTGCACGCGCAGGGTGGCGCTGCCCACTTCGGAGTTGCTTACGATCACGCCGCGGGCGAGCGTGCCGGACTGGCCGTTGCGCCGGTTCGGGATCTCGATCCGGTTGTGCTCGTCGGCGAGGAAGACCCACATGTCGCGGTCGCCTGCGTAGAGTGTGGTCGAGCCCTTCGTGACGGGCGGCCGATCGGCCGCGGCCACCAGGCCGGTCCACTTCGATTCCTGCGGCACGCTCCAGCGACCGGACACGCCGTCGCCGACCTGTTGGATCAGGGCGCGCACCACATCGACGTTCCAGATTCGGCCGTACCGGGGCCCGGTCGCGGCGGCGAGCGTGCGACTGTCGCCGTCGGCCCGGATCAGCACGCCGACATCCTCAGGGCCGCGCTCGACCTGCAGCCCGTAGTTGAGGCAGTCGGCGGCCATCTCGGCGGGCAGCGTGCGCAGGTAGCTGGCCGGCGCACCCACGAGGGACGCGAGCTGGCCGAAGGCCCAGTGGCTGGGGGTGTAGGGCACGCCGGCCCGGCTGACGACCTCCAAGCCCTTGTGGGCGGAGTCCTCGACGGGGCGCACGAGCAGGTCCCGGGACGAGACGACCTTGGCGCGCGAGATCGCGCGCTGCGCCTCGAGGGCGGCGTGCATCTCCAGCAGGCTGCAGAAGCGCTCGTCGGCGGGGCGACTGGACCATTGAGCGTTGGCGGACATCAGGTTGTTCATGCGGGTCTCCGTGGGTTGCAGGGTTCAGTGCGGGACTGCACTCGCATGCGCCCGACGGGGCGCATCGCGGCTACGGTCCAGGGGTGCGGAACATGGCACTGGTTCGGAGCCAGGCCAGCGCTGCGGCGCGGCTCTCGTGCCGGCCGCCGATCGGCGTGTCGTGCCGACCTCGAACAATGAACCAGCCGCCGAGCAGGCGGTTGTGGACGATGCGGACGGCGGGCGGGAATTGACGCTTGTTCATGCAGCCCTCCGACGGCAGTAGCCGGCTTCGATAAGGGCGGCGGCCGTGCGGCCATACCAGCCCTGCAGTCGCCAGACGACGCCGGTGTCGATCAGGTATTGCCAGGCGGCGAGGAGTTCCGCTTCGTCGGCGGGTTCTTCGCCGAAGCCTTCGATCATTGCGCAGGCGGTGTAGGAATCGAATTCGCGGGCGGTCATGCGGCGCTCCTGTGGAACTTGTTGAGGAGGAGGGAGACCATCTCGGCGTCGCGCGCCACGCCGTTGCTGACGCCGAAAGTCTTGAGGGCTGCGTCCTGTGCGGCGTCGGCTGCGGCCGCAAGGCGGGCAGCACCGATCGCGTCGCCGTGAGCCTTCGCTGCGATGCGCAGGTCGTTCGAGGTCGCGACCAGCACGTTGGCGAGGCGTTCGAGCTTGAGGTATTCATGGACATCCATGGGGTTCTCCAGTGGGTTGGGGGCGGGAGATCGATGCGTCGGGGCCGGCGCATTGACCTCCCCCCGAGGGGGTAGGTGTCGGCAGGCATACCGCACAGGCGGGTCGGCTCGTTTCGTCCGTCGCGGTGCGTTCCTGCTGGCGGGGCGTAACCCCACCTCCCCTCTCGCCGTTGTCTGGGGCGCTTACTGCGCCGACCGCGTCCGTGACGCAGCCCTCCGGGGGCCGACCGTAGCGCGGGCCGTTCGCGTCCGAGGTGCGGAGGTCTCTCGACCCGCTGGCCTGTCGGCCCCTCGTCCCGGAGCTCCCGGGCAGAGGCAGGATTCCGTCCTGCTGCCAGCTTGGCGGGGGGTCCTTCCCAGGTGCCCCCGCGGCGGGCCCGGCGTCGTTTCCTCAGCCGGCAGAACAGACTGTATACCTCTGGGTAGGAAATGCAAGTGCTTTTTTCGGGTGTGTGCGAAAAAGCACACTCTCCCTCGGTGAAGGGGTGAATGTCCGAGTTCGCTTGTCGGGTACTAGTCCGAGCAATCTTGTCGGGTATTTGGACGTTCTGCGGGTAGAACTTCCGAGGAAGGGCCCCTAGAATCGGGGCATGCCCTACGTGCCTACAGGTCGCCCGCCAGGTCGCCCGCGGAAGAACGCGGCGCCGGTCGCTGCGCCGGCCGCTGCGCCCCCGAAGAAGGCTGCGGACAAGGGAACGGTTGAGCGGGCCGCAAAAGCGGCGGCCGGAGCTGCGGCTTTCGCTGCGGTGGCCCCGCCTCCGATACTCGTGAAGCGGCCGGTCGGGCGCCCGGCGTTGTATGAGCCGGAATACTGTGAGCAGGTTATCGAGCTCGGGGCCGAGGGTAAAAGCCTTGCTCAGATTGCAGCAGCGCTTGATGTTTCTCGTGCAAACCTATACGACTGGGCTGAAAGGTACCCTGAGTTCTCTGCCGCAGTATCTCGTGCGAAAGATCTGGCCCTTGCGTGGTGGGAAGATGCAGGGGCCAATCTATTGATGGAGATACCCAAAGGCCCGAAGCTGAATACCATTCTCTGGTCCAAGATAATGTCGGCCAGGTTTCCCGATGATTATCGGGATCAATGGCGGGCTGAACTCACGGGTAAGAATGGCGGGCCTGTGGCAGTATCTTCGGTAACCGATGCTGAATTGATTGCCTTGATTGGGACGGCCTTGGCGAAGAAACCCCCCGAGGATTCTGAAAAGAAACCTCCCGAGGCATGAAACCTCGCCTGTCGATCACCCCGCAGCAGGCAGCCGACGAACTGCTGCGCCGACGGCGCGCTCGCGACAGCTTCCTGGGGTTCGCTCGGTACATGCAGCCGGAGGATCAGCAACCGGCGCTTCATCATCAACTGCTCTGCAACGAGCTGGATGCGGTTGCGCGCGGGGATTGCGACTCCCTGATGGTGTTCATGCCGCCGGGCAGCGCCAAAGCGCTGGCTTTGGACACCCCGATCCCGACCCCGCAAGGCTGGTCCACCATGGGCGCGTTGGCGGTGGGGGACGAGGTGTTTGACGAGAGGGGGGTGCCCTGTCGCGTAACTTGGAAGAGCCCGGTGTGGCCCGCGCGGCCGACCTACCGGGTCACCACGGACTGCGGCGACACGATCATCGCCGACGCAGAGCACGAGTGGCTGGTGCGCCTATGCGGCAAGCGGGAGGTCTACAAGATCAAGGAAACGCAGGCCCTGTGGAAGAAGCGCAGCAAGCGGCCGATGATCAAGAGGGCAGGGCCGTTGGAGCTCCCCGATGCGGAGCTGCCCATCGACCCCTATCTGCTCGGCCTGTGGCTGGGGGATGGCAATTCCGGGGGCCTGGCGCTCACGGCGGCCCCCGCGGATGCGGCGTTCTATCGCCATGAGCTTGCCGAGGTGGGGGTCGAAACGTCCGACCGGAGCGGGGCGCTGCGATTCGGTGTCCTGGGTCAGCGGCACAAGTTCGCGGCTCTCGGGCTGCTGAACGATCCTGGTCACAAGACGTTCGGGAAGAAGCACATCCCATTGGCCTACTTGCGGGCGTCGCGGAGGCAGCGGCAAGCTCTCTTGCAGGGGCTGGTCGACACCGACGGCTCCGTCTGCAAAGTACGCGGTTGCACGACGTTCACGAACACCAACCACGAGCTGGCGCAACAGGTTCGCGAGCTGGTTCGGTCGCTCGGGGTGAAGGCCGGTTGGTCGGTCCGCCGTGCAGTGCTCAACGGGAAGGACTGCGGCCCGTGCTACGGGGTGTCCTTCTACATGGCCGATTCTGCGCGGCTTCCGCGCAAAGCTGAGCGTGCGCGAAACCAGTATCGAACGCCAGACACGTACATCGACATCGAGCCTTGGGGGTTCTTCGATACCGTCTGCATTGAGGTCGATTCCCCCAGCCATCTTTTCTTGTGCGGGCGGTCTATGACGCCGACGCACAACTCAGCCTACACCTCGGTGCTGCTCCCGCCCTACGTGCTGGGGCGCAACCCCGAGGCGCTGGTGGTGGCAGGCTCCCACACCCTCGATCTGGTCGAGGGCTTCGGTCGGCGGGCGCGCAACATCGTCGCCGATGCCCCGTATCGCGCGCTCTTCCCCGAGTCCCGCCTGGCCGACGACTCGCAGGCTGCCGGCCGGTGGTCTCTGACGCAGGGCGGCGGTTACTACGCCTGCGGCGTCGGGGGCTCGGTCACGGGCCGCCGGGCCGACATCCTGCTCGTCGATGACCCCGTGGCGAGTCGCGAGGACGCCGACAGCCAGCGCATGCGGGACCGGGCGTGGGACTGGTGGATCAACGACATGATGACGCGCCTGCGCCCCGGAGGCCGCCGGGTGCTGGTACTTACCCGCTGGCATGAAGATGACCTCGCGGGCCGGCTGCTCGATCGCGAGGCGGGCCGGTGGCGGGTTGTCCGGCTGCCGATGCTGGCGGGCCAGAACGATCCTCTCGGCCGCGCGCCAGGGGATCGCCTGTGGCCCGAGTATTTCACCGAGAAAATGGTCGAGGATGCGCAGCGCGACGCGCGGGCGTGGACCTCGCTCTACCAGCAAGACCCCAGGCCACCCGAGGGCGCGGAAATGCAGCGCTCCTGGCTTTGCCGCTATGACGACTGGCCGCCCACGGCCAATCGCATTATGTTGGTCGACCCGTCAGGGGGTAAGAAGCGCGGCGGGAAACCCTCGGGCGATTACACCTCGATATGGATTGTCGCCCTCGGCGCCGACGGCAACGCATATTTGGTCGACGGGATTCGGACGCGGCTGAATCTGGCCGGCCGCATCGATGCGGTATTCGAGCTCCACAATAAGTGGAAGCCGCTGCAAACCCGGTACGAAGAGTATGGGATGCAGGCCGATATTGAGGCCATCAGGGCGGAGATGGAAAGGCGGCAGTATCGATTCCGTATATACCCCGTGGGCGGTCAGGTATCGAAAGCCGATCGCATCCGGCGCCTGATACCCTGGTTCGAAGGGGGCCGCATCTGGTTTCCGCGTGAGATGGTGAAACCTGACGAGCAGGGGGTTCCACGCGATATCATCGAGGACATGGTGCAGCAGGAATACCTGCCGTTCCCGGTCGGTCGATACGATGACGCCTTGGACAACCTCGCTCGCCTCGCGGAACCCGCAACCGCCGAGTTGCCGGGCCTGCCGTGGCCGAAAGCCGGCGCGCGGAACGATCCACCGCCCAGCCCGGCGTGGGCAGTCCTCGACGAGATGATGGGGTACTGAGCATGCAAGTCGTGGCGGTGAACTTCGATCAGGCCCAGGCGGCTGTCGACCGGGAGGACCGCCTCAACGGGATCCACCGGGCCCTGACAGCGAAGCGCGATCGCTGGGTGGCGCACCGCCGCGCCAGCGGCATCGAGGAGCACTGGCGCAAGTGTGAG